GATCTTTGGGTCGATACAGCTCTCACAGGTACAGGCGATGACTCAATGTATGTCATCAACCGCGATGCGTACACATGGTACGAAAGCCCACGCCTAGAACTCCGCACGAACATCATTTCAGATGGTTCAATCGGAATTCTTATGTACGGCTACGGCGCAACAGCGACAAAGATCGCTGCCGGTGCTTACGCTTTCAACAAGGACTAATCCCACCCATTAATCATCGGCCAGGTCTCTCCCGAACTGGCCGAGTCGAAGAAAGGATCAGAGATGCCATACATCATCACGGCTGATGAACTACGTGCAGTGCTTGGCGTCTCTGATTCCCTTTTTCCTGATGCTTATCTAGATCAGGTAATTGATAGCGCAGAGGCAACGATCTTGCCAATGCTTACTCAATATCAAAGTGCAGTCGTTGCAACGACCATCAAAAATGATGTGCTTTACATCGACACCCTACGTCCGAATTTTTTCGTCCAGGGGCAAGGGGTCATTCTCGCCGGCGTCGGTAATGGACTCGATGGCCCATACACAGTCAGCACTGATTCCGTCAAGCCTTTCCAGGTCAGCTGCGTAGTAGATGAAGCCGACCGCATTACCACCCCAGTGATTCCGGCGGGAACGATCACACTCGATGGCGGCTCGGCAGCTGAAATCTATGCCAACGTAGCCCCAGTCAAAACGGCGGTACTTATCGTCTCAACAGAAATCTTCCAAAGCGTTACAGCTCCAGGTGGCCAAATTGAAGGCGTGGATTTTGCCCCAACGCCATTCCGCATGGGTCGCAGCTTACAAAATCGTGTGATTGGTTTAATTTCTGCATTTTACGATGTGGACTCAATATGCCAGTGACATCATTGCTCGATGTCCGTACCGAATTGGCTACGGCTCTTTCAGGCGTTGCAGCTTCGGTTTATCCAGTAGCACCGGAAGCAGTGATCCCACCGGCCTGCGTCATTATCCCGGATTCACCCTGGCTTGAAAGCACCCTTTTGAATGGTGCAGTCACCAAAGTCAAAGTCAATTTTATCGTGACGGCAGCCGTTGCGAATAACGCAAATTCAGGTGCTTTGGATCAACTCGAAGCACTCATCATCAGCATTTTGGGGGCAATGCCCGCAGGATACGTGGTCGGCGATGTCCAAAGGCCGTCAATCGTTTCAGTCGGTGCGTCAAATTTGCTCGTTGCAGATTTGAATGTCTCGACTTATTTCACACAGGAAAACAACTAGGAGACAAAATGGCAACGACTATCATCACAGGTAGAGACATCACATTCACCATTGATGGTGATACGTTTGATGCTCAAGCTACTTCAGCAACACTCACAATCGATTCGACGATCAATACCTATCAGACACTCGATGGTAAGGCTTATTACACCACCGATACACAGGGAACTTTCGCAGTCGAAATGCTTCAGGACTTTGGCGCAGCGACTTCACTTTGCGAAGCTCTTTGGAACGCAGCTGCGTCTGCACCAAATACAGCTTTGCCAGTGCTTTTCACAGTTGGCGGCGTTGCATACGCTTTCGACGTTCAGCCAATTTTCCCTGCACTCGGCGGAACTGCACCTGATGCCCTAACCGCATCACTTTCATTTACCTGCGTGACCACGCCGGTACTGGACTAATTACAAAGAATCGGGAGAAAAGAAATGAAGCTACCAATCACAATTGAATACACAGCGGGAAATCAGGAGACCTACACAGCCCAGCCACCGGAGTGGGCTAAGTGGGAGAAGCTGACTGGCAATATCATTTCGCAGGCGCAAGAGAAGATCGGGATTTCCGATCTTCTTTTCCTGGCTTATCACGCAATGAAACGTGAAAGTGCTGGCAAGCCGGTGAAACCTTATGAAATTTGGTGCGACACAGTCGTAGAAGTTTCAGTGAACCAATCAGACCCAAAAGCCACAGACCCGGAAGCATAGGCAGGATTCTCGTCGATCTAGCCTTAGCAACCGGAATCCCGATGCAATATTGGGAGTCAGCCGAAGATGTGCTGACTGCCATCGAGATATTGGAGAGCAAGAATGGCAGATGAGGCAATTGCTTATGATAAAAGCGATCTTCGTGGTGTCATCCGTGCTTTCAAGGCGATGGAAGATGAAGCAATCGGCGAAGCCAAAATCACTTCCAATGCTTTGGCAACTTACCTTCAGGGCAAGATTCAAGCAAAGGCCGGAACCCTGGAATCGCGTGAAGTAGCTGGACGAATTGCTCAAGGATCGCGAGTAAGCAAGTCAAGCAAAATCGGTGAAATCTCATTCGGTTTCGTAAGCCAAAAGTTTTCCGGCGGTGCAACGACTCAAATGCTTTGGGGTGGTTCCGAATTTGGTTCCAATAGATTCAAGCAATTTCCAGTGTGGTCAGGTCGTGAAGGCCGTGGATCACGTGGATGGTTTATCTATCCAACCCTGCGTGCCGAACAGCCATACATCATCAATGAATGGGAAAATTCATTCGCTAAGATTCTGAAGGAGTGGTAATGGCTACCGGATCAAGAACGCTTAAACTATCGATACTCGCCGACGTAGATCAGCTGAATAAGTCGCTGAAAGCAGCAAACAATGACGTCGAGACTTCCAGTAGCAAGATTTCAGATTTTGGTAAGAAGGCGGGATTGGCCTTCGCCGCAGCTGCCGCAGCTGCCGGTGCTTATGCGGTCAAGATTGGCATCGATGGCGTCAAGGCTGCAATCGCCGATGAGCAAGCCCAGGTCAAATTGGCCGGTGCCCTACGTAATGCCACAGGTGCAACCGATGCTCAAATAGCATCAGTCGAAAAGCAGATTTTGAAAATGTCATTGGCCACGGGTGTCAGCGACGATCAGCTTCGTCCAGCAATGGCTCGACTGGCCTTAAGCACGGCTGATGCAGGCAAGGCGCAAGATTTGCTGGCTTTGGCATTGGATATATCAGCACAGACCGGAAAGCCGCTAGAAGGGGTCGCAAACGCCTTAGGAAAGGCCTATGACGGCAATACAGCTGCTTTGGGTAAGTTGGGCATCGGTTTATCGTCAGCTGAACTCAAGGCCATGTCATTCGAGGAAGTATCCGGCCGTCTAAGCACCTTATTTGCCGGCGCAGCTACGGCAAACGCCAACACCTTTGCAGGCCGAATGGAAAGGCTCAAAGTCACCTTTGATGAAGCCAAAGAGACTATTGGCTTTGCCCTATTGCCTATCCTGGAAAAATTAATGTCGTTTATGACAATCCACGTGATCCCAATTGTGGAACGTGTCTCAAACGCCTTTTCAAATAAATCAGGTGGTTTGACAAACTACATCACTTATCTTGGTCAGGTAATCACAGGAGTATTCACGCCAATTTGGAATGGTTTGGTCAAAGCTTTCGGAATGGTCAAAAATGCCATTGGTGAGAACATGGATGAATTCATGGCCTTTGGCAAGCTCATTGCTGAATACGTGGCACCGGTTATCGGCACAGTATTGGGTAAGGCTTTACAAGGCGTAGGCATCATCGCAAGCGGAGTGATTGACATCGTGGGCAATATCGTCGGAGTCATTACCAAAGCCATTCAAGGCGCAATCACGGCAATCAATTGGCTTCTCGACAAATACAATTCAATTCCACTTTTGCCAAATGTGCCATTGATTCCAGTTTCGTCAGCCCCCACAGTCACAGTTCCAAAATCCGGATCATCGACATCGACGCAGACCCCAGTGATTCCATCCGTACCAACTATCCAGCCACCATCGGTTTCAGGATCATCATCCGGAACCGCTGCCGTAGCTGCAACAGGCAAGACCATTTCCAACATGGCTGCGACCCTTGTACCGACAGTAACCATCGGCGGTGCGCCTGCGGGTTATCAAACAGAGCTATTCAAACCAACAGTGACTATCGGTGGGGCACCTGCCGGATACCAAAGCAATGCAGTGGCACCACAAGTCACAGTCAATATGGGCATCGTTGGTGATCCTGAAGCAGCTGCACGAACCATCGTCAATACAGTCAATGATGCTTTTTATCGCGGCACAGGTGGGGCAACGGCTTTCAGGATTGAAAAATGACAGTATTTAATCCAGTTTGGCAAGTGACCATCGATGGCGTGAATTACACTGAATTCGTACTGGCAAATCTAAGCATCACAAGTGGCCGCACGAATATTTATGAGCAAGCGCAGGCCGGATATTGCAGCCTTACTCTTTACAATGTCACCCAATCTCAAGTGGACATCAATATCAACGATGCAGTCGGAATTGGTCTCAAGGATTCCAACGACGTTTTCGTGCCTATCTTTGGCGGTTCCATTGTCGATCTAAGTATTGAAGTGGCAAACGCCGGAAGTATTGGCATCACCCAGTCAATCACCATTGTGGCTTTGGGTGCGCTTTCCAGGCTTCAAAAGGCTTTATACAGCACATCACTCAATCGTGATTTTGATGGCAATCAAATCAGTGAAGTGCTTACAGATTTACTCATCAATAACTGGTCAGAAGTTCCCGCGGCTTTGACATGGGCTACCTATACGCCGGCCACGGAAACATGGGCAGATGCTCAAAATTCCGGTTTAGGCGAAATTGATACGCCTGGCAATTACGATCTCGCAGCCAGGTCAGCAAGCGTGACCGATGTGTATGCGTTGGTCTCATCCCTTGCCACATCAGGTCTCGGTTACATATACGAAAATGCTCAAGGTCAGATTTCTTACGCAGATTCAACTCATCGATCTATTTACCTTGCCACGAACGGATATACCGACGTTTCAGCGGCTCAAGCTATTGCCCCAGGAATCAAGATTCAGACAAGGGCAGGCGATGTCCGTAATGACCTCACAATCAAATATGGGTCAAATTCATCAAGTCAGGTCACGGATCAAGATTTGACGTCAGTGGCAATCTTTGGCCGATTAGCACAAATCATCAGCACCACGCTTCACGATCAGATTGATGCCGAAGCTCAAGCAGCCTTCTACCTGAAGCTGCGTGCCTATCCGCAATACATGATGCAGTCAATCCGATTCGAGCTTACAAACCCGGAAATTGACGATGCCGATCGTGATGCTCTTATCAATATTTTTATGGGTCTGCCGCTTCGTATTTCAGATTTGCCGGCCAATATGTCAGCCGGTCAGTACGCAGGCTTCGTCGAGGGCTGGCAATGGTCTGCGGGATATAACACAATTTCGGTCACGGCTTTGCTTTCGCCATTGGCCTACTCATTGCAAGCAATGAAGTGGGAAGATGTCAGCGTGTCGGAACAGTGGAACACCATTTCAAACATACTCACATGGGAAAATGCCCTAGTGGTCGCATAAGGAGAAAATATGAGCAATCCGACGAGCAATTTCAACTGGCAGATGCCAACGAATACCGACCTGGTAACAGATTTGCCTGCCGATTTTGAAGTATTTGGCCAGGCAGTCGATACATCATTGGCTGATCTCAAAGGCGGCACATCGGGTCAGATTCTTTCAAAGAATTCAAATACCGACATGGACTTCGTGTGGGTCAGTGCTAATCCAGGAGACATCACAGGCGTCACAGCTGGCACCGGCTTATCAGGTGGCGGCACATCAGGAGATGTGACTCTTAGCCTTGATCCAACAGCTGCAAACACATTGACATTTAATGCGCAGACTGGAACTTCTTACACATTGGTTATTGCCGATGCAGCCAACAAATTGGTGACTTTATCCAATACAAGTGCAATCACATTGACAGTGCCACCATCGGTTTTCAGCGCAGGACAACAAATCAATATCCAGGCAATTAATACTGGTCAAGTCACTTTTGCTCAAGGTGCAGGCGTTACGATTACATCGACAGGTGCCACAGCTTCAGCCCCCAAACTTCGCACACGTTACTCTGCTTGCACAGTGATTTGCACGGCCAGCAATACGTTCACAGTGATTGGCGATTTATCGTAATGTCAGTCATTTTAGGAATCATGGCTTCGTCTTTTCCAGTAGCAACGACAAGTTATGAATCCATTGCCACCTATAACGGAACAGGTTCTAGTGGAGTAATTACTTTCAGTTCAATTCCTAGCACTTACAAGCACCTGCAAATTCGAGCAATTTTGCGTGGCACTTCTGCATATACTGCCAATGGTACGAATATGAATTTCAATTCCGACAGTGGCTCAAATTACACTTTACATCGCCTTATCGGGGATGGTGCTTCTGCTTCTTCTGATGGTTACACAGCTCGCAGCGGTGCTTGGTTTGGGCTAGAAGTCGATGCAAATGCTTCTGCAAATATTTACGCTGCCGCCGTCACGGATATTTTAGATTATACAAATACTAATAAATATAAATCTGTACGTTCAATGGGTGGTTACGATTTGAATGGATCGGGTCAAATGAACTTTGCTTCGGCTCTATGGCTCAACACGGCTGCTATAACTTCAATCAGTATTACAGCTGCTTTTGGTGGTAATTGGACAACAGGTAGTCAGTTCGCCTTATACGGAATCAAAGGATAAATAAATGCCTTCTACCTACACGCCGATAGCCACTACCACGCTTGGCAGCACTCAAGCAAATATTTCTTTTTCTTCTCTTGGCTCTTACACAGATTTAATCCTTGTATGCAACCCAATCAACACCTCAGCGGGATCAGATATTGGTATGCAATTTAACAGCGACACAGGAAACAATTACTCTGGAACTTGGATAAATGGCAATGGCACAACTGCTTCATCTGGCAGAATTGCTCCTTATTCGTACATTCCAGTTCTTCAGCCTATATCTGGTCAATCAACTATTTATCAAGGTCAAGGCATTATTCAAATTATGAATTATCGAAATACCACAAATTTTAAAAATGTCTTATCGCGATATGATGATGCAAGCAAATCAACAGGCGTGGAAATTGGTCTTTGGCGCAATACTTCTGCAATTACTTCAATTCTTATGAAGCCAGGCACAGGCTCATTTGCTTCAGGATCAACCTTTACTTTATACGGAATTGCGAGTGCATAAATGCCCAATACATATCAGTTAATTGCTTCTTATACAGTCACTACTGCTCAAGCAAATGTGGAATTTACTTCAATTCCATCTACTTATACAGATGTGTTGGTGATTGGCTCTTGTCGATTGACTAGGGCAACAAACGGCGGCGCATTAAACGTTAATTTTAATGGATCAGCTTCCAATTTTACTGGCAGAAATGCTTGGGGAACCGGAAGTGCTACATCGAGTGGCACGGACGTTGCGCTTGTGGCTCTTGTACCTGGTGCCAATACCACTGCGAACACTTTTTCCAATTTTCAACTCTATGTGCCAAACTATGCTGGATCAACAAATAAATCATGGTCATCAGATTTCGTCAGCGAAAACAATGCCACTGCCGGTTATGATGGAATTGTGGCTGGATTATGGTCACAAACCGCAGCAATCAATGCAATCAAATTCATCGACAATGGTGCAGGAAACATTGACGTGAATTCCACCTTCTATCTATACGGAGTATCCAAAACATGACCAAAATGACACGAATCGAGATTAACTGTGAAACAGGCGTGGAGTCAATTATTGAACTCACAGATGCAGAAATTGCAGAAATGGAAGCAGCGGCAGCAATTGCCGAAACTCAACGTCAGGAAGCTGAAGCAAAGGCACAAGCCGACGCGATTGCTAAGCAAGCAATCCTGGATCGTCTAGGCCTTACAGCTGAAGAAGCGGCATTATTGCTCAAATGATTTCCGCTAATGGCTGGCCTGCATCGAAGGATCGGGCTGCAATAGGTATTAAGTCATTCACAGTGCCGGGCACCGATTTGAAATTGGCTTGTGCTGAAGCCGTTGCACCATTGCTCATTGGCTTTGCCAGTGAATTTGACAAGCTTATCGAGAACATCGATGGGGCAAAGCTCGATGATTGGGGATATTGCTATCGCGACGTCCGTGGAAATGTGGGGAAGCTTTCCAACCATTCATCGGGCACAGCCATCGATCTCAATGCCATGAAACATCCTTTGGGCAAGGTCGGAACATTCCCAAATGAGAAAGTGCCGATGATCCGGGCTTTGGCCAAAAAATATGGGTTAATTTGGGGTGGCGATTACAGGAATCGCAAAGATGAAATGCATTTTGAAGTGGCGTTACCACCGGCGAAGGTCGCTGCGTTGATAGCAAAGTTGGAGAAAGAAAATGACTGAATTTAAGGCAATGGCAGCAAGTTGGGCAAGATCATTCCTGGCCGCTTCTTTGGCCGTATATTTGGCAGGCGTGACCGATCCAAAGGCAATTATCGCTGCCGGCGCAGCTGCCGTACTTCCAGTCATCATCCGTTGGCTCAATCCCAACGACAAGCAGTTCGGCATTAATGACAAATGACCGAAACGATTCAAGCCGTAGGCGTTATCGCCGCGGCAACTATCTCTGCCATCGCAGCCATTTTTGCAGCTAAGTCTGAACGCAATTCCAGGCCTGTCTCAAACGGCTTTGCCGATGGACTTCGCCACGACGTCCGAGAAATCCGGGCTTTACTGATCGAGCACCTAAACGATCATGGGAAGCGATAGACACGCCGATATTTAGGCGGGATTCTTGCAATTGTCAGCCCGATGCGTCACCTTATGCGTAGGGAGATTCGACAAGCTCCCATCGGGAGAAAAAATGACAATGCTACAAATTATCCTAGTGATGACACATATCTTCGCTTTGGTCTGCGGATACTACGCAGGCCGTGAGGATGGCTACAAAGAAGGCAAGGCGATCGGCTATCGCCGCGGGCAGGCTCTATCAAAGGCGGTCAAATAATGGCCGGATTTTTAGATGGTTACGAGACAGTCAATCAAAAGGTCATCAGACTGCACGCCACGTATCCGACCAATCGGATCGAGACATCGATCATCGATTGGAACCCGGAGAAGGGTTACATCCTCATCGAGTGCCGAATCTTCCGTCATTACGAGGACGAGAAGCCAGCCGCCATCGACTATGCACATGGCATGGTTGGGGCATATAACGTCCAAATGAAACGCTGGTATATAGAAGACACAGTCAGCTCTGCAATTGGCAGGTGCGCAAGCGTAGTTTTGGGCACAGAAACGAAGCCTAGTTTGGAATCAATGCAGCAAGTCGAGACTATGCCGAAAGCCTTCGTCGAGGATGATCCGTGGGCTAAACCGATTTGGGATGAACCCGGATTCACCACAGCCAAATCAGCGGTCGAGCAAATTGCCAGTGAATTAGGCGGCAAGCTTGAATCTGAATCACCAATCTGCCCACATGGGCACATGATCTTGAAAGAAGGCGAAAAGAATGGCAAGCCATACCGCGGCCATGTCTGCCCGGAGAAAATCAAGGCCAATCAATGTCAGGCGATTTGGTACGTACTCGGCAGTGATGGCAAGTGGAAGGAACGAATCTGATGGGATACGTACAAGTGATAAAGGAATGGGATTACTGCGATACCTGCGACAAGCCGAAGCCACTGGCCACAGGCAGTCACACAATCGTGGATGGCCTTTCAGTCACCTGGCAATGCGAGGACTGCAAATGATTCCAGTCAAGCTAACACATGATGAAGAAATGACGTGTGCTGCCTACGCTTTGCTGCGTGCTTATGGATCAGAGGGCATGAACGATTACAGCGTGCAAAAGGTCAATCTATTTCAGGACATTGCACGCAACAGCGAAGCAATAGGGGCAGAAAACGTCGTTCACAAATACTTTCATCGAGACATCCCATTCAAGCCCACAGTCAATACATTCAAGAATCAAGCTGATGTCGGTTGGAATCTCGAGGTCAAGCACACACCCTGGAAAGATGGGTGTCTGATACTTCGTGATCGTGACAGGGCGGAAGATGTGGCAGTGCTAGTGACAGGCAATTCACCGAATTACTACATCGTCGGATGGATTCCCATTGGCATGGCACGTAGGCCACAGCGTAAGCGAAGCGATGGATCGTATTGGATCAACCCATCAGACCTAAATCCCATCGAGAATCTGAATAGGAGTATCTATGCTCAAGTCAGTCAAGCTTGATTGTCGAGTCGAAAAGAAAGCAACGGATCACAAGATTGTCACAGTCACGGACAACCTGCCACCTAACGTGCATTGCGTCGAGTGCATGAGCTGCGGCGTATTGGGAATTCAACTATTCGAGGCACAAGATGCCGAGCTATGAATTCAGATGCCCAGTTTGCTCGGACATCAAAGTAATCAAGGCAGGATTCGAGGACGATCTATCATCACCTGGATGCGATTACTGCCTAGTGTCAATGGAAAGAGTGTGGACATCAGCACCGATTCATTTCAAAGGTACTGGATGGGGTAAGGATTGATGCCTGTGGATAACCTGTGGACAACACGCCGAAGCCCCGCACGACTTATCCACAATTTGCGGATTTGCTTGACATGGTCGGTACGCTTCATGCTCTCGCGGAGAGCCGGTGTGCCGGCAAGCTCGCAGCGAGTAGTGAAGCTAATGCCAGGGGTCTGCCTATTGCTAGGCTCATTAGCAATAAACGTGCAACCTGCACAGGCAACTACCATCGATCACTACAAGCTATATGCACATTCAAGGATCATTGATTGGAATGAATTCATGTGCTTTAAGGACATCATCACAAAAGAATCACGATGGAATGTCAATGCAAAGAATGGCAGTCACTACGGCTTAGGGCAGATGCGAAGCAAGTGGTATCGCAATCTCGATGGCTATCGTCAAATCGATGCATCAATCAAATACATCATTACACGTTATGGATCAATGTGTGATGCATGGAGATTTCACGAAAGAGTAGGGCATTACTAGATGTCAAATGCGTGGAAGAATGGAAGCACCAAAGGCTGGCGTCGAATCCGTGAACGAATCCTGATGCGTGATGGATATTGCTGCCAAAGGTGTGGAGAGACTGAAGGCAAGCTGCACATCGATCACATCGTTCCAAAACGATTGGGTGGGTCAGACCTAGAGGAGAATTTGCAAGTGTTGTGTCAAAATTGCAATTTACAGAAGGGTGGTCGATTTTTTGAACAGCCTTTGACACCCCCGACTCTCCATGACGTATATGTACCCGCAAACGTGAGCATTAGCCATGAATAAGCCGGAACAGGTCATAGATAGTGGACATCAAGTCGAAACAGGCTCAAATCGGCTGCAATCGGTTTTTGAACCTGAATCAGCTCGTATCTTTGGATCATCACGGCCTAGAATCCACACGCCGCTGAATGAATTGCCTACGCGTGGGCTTGAACTGATTGATTTCGCAGCTGAAGTCATCCCAGGCGGGTTTATGCCGTGGCAGAAATGGTTGGCGATTCATAGCTTGAAACTCAAGGCTGATGGCAGATATGCCCATCCATTCCGGGTCACGACAGTGGCCAGGCAGAATGGAAAGAGTACGTATATGCTGGCACTCATTGCCATGAACCTTTTCCATTGGAAAGATTCTTTGCAAGTGGCGTCGGCTCACCGATTGGTCACATCCCTGGAACAATTTCGGGCACTCGTTGCAATGATTGAATCCAATGATGATCTCGCGAAGCAGGTCAAGCGGATTAGGTGGCAACACGGCGCAGAGGAAATCGAGACTTTGGACGGATGCCGTTTCGTAATCAAGGCCGGCGGTTCAGCTGCACGTGGAATGAGCAAGCCCGAATCCGTACACCTGGACGAATTACGTGAAATGCACGATCTTGAATCGTTTGCCAGTTTGCGTTATACCTTGATGGCCGCAAAGAATCCTTCGATCAACGCTTTCACGAACGCAGGAGATGCACATTCCAAAGTGCTGAATATGGCACGCGATCGCGGCCTTGCAGCTGCGGCAGGTGCGGCCGATGACATTTTCTACGCCGAATGGTCTGCCCCGACGGATGACGTCAATGATGAGAACAATTGGATCGCAAGCAATCCAGCACTCGGCCACACAATCCATGTGGACAATATCCGTGGCACTCTCAATGATCCACACGAAGTCGTAATGACCGAGGTATTGTGTAGATGGGTTCAGACTATTTCCAGCGTGGTCAATCCCCAGGCATGGGAAGCGTGTGCCGATACTTCCGTCGATCTTGACCCGGACAAGCTCACCTGGCTGGCATTGGACATTTCACCGGATCGCAGACATTGCGCATTGGTCGGTGCCCAAAAGCTAGGAAACGAAAACTTCGTGGTCAAGCTTTTGCACACATGGGAAAATGACCGGCAGCTCGATGACAAGGCCATTGCAAATGATGCCGCGTCATATTGCCGAAAATATCCAATCGAGTATTTGCTATACAGCCGAAAGACAAGTGGCGCAGTTGCGGCCAGGCTTCAGCCCGCCGGAATCCCGATTTTCGACATGGACACGGCCTACCCACAATCGTGTGACGAAATGCTCGGTGCTATTAACAGCGGCAGACTCAAGCATCGAAATCAAAGCGAATTGACAGCACAGATTCTTTCCGCGGTTCAGCTACGTCGTGGCGATGGCGGTTGGGTCATTGGACGGCGTGCCAGTCAATCGGCAGTGTGCGCCGCGGTGGCCGTTGCACTCGCAACCCACTTCGCGACACGCCCAGAGACGGAAATCGATATATTGGTCGGGTAATGCTATAAAGCGGCGAAAATTATCACATGGGAATACGTGACATTTTTGCATCGCGATCAGTGCAGACAGTTCAACCAACTGCCGGTGCTGATGTAGCTGCGTCTCTTGCACCAGTCACATCGCTGGATTCATTAACACCATTTTTCGGTGGGGTCAATACCGCTACCCGCGAAGAAGCCATGTCAATTCCGACAGTGGCACGCGGCAGAAATATCATTTGCTCATCGATTGCATCAATCGGTCTTGAAGTAGTAGATCGCAGCACCGGACTCGATGTAGAGGATGGAACGCCACGCGTCATCCGTACACCTGATCCACGTGTGCCAGGTTCAGCCACTTATGTGTGGACGTGTGAGGATTTGCTCTTCTACGGATACGCATATTGGCAAATTACAGAATTATTTGCAGACACGTTCAGAGTACGAAGCGTTCAACGCGTTTCACCGGCTCGCGTGACTATTCAAACAAATTCGCTGGCCACTGAAATTGAATATTACATGGTCGATGGAACACCGGTACCAAATTCAGGAATCGGATCATTGGTCGTATTTAACGGCAACGATGAAGGACTTTTGAATCGTGCTGGCAAGACCATCCGCACAGGTGCGGAATTAGAACGTGCCGCTGCGATGTACGCACGCGAACCAGTTCCGTCAATGGTGCTTAAGAGCAACGGCACGGCATTACCCGCAGACCGAATCACAAAGCTTCTCGATTCATGGGGCACAGCTCGACGCAATCGCAGCACAGCATTTCTCAATGCCGATGTCACGATGGAAGCAGTCGGATTCGACCCTGAAAAATTGCAGCTGAATCAAGCCCGATCCTACGTTTCCACCGAACTCGCAAGAGCTTTGGGAATCCCGGCCTATTACGTAGACGCCGAAACCGGATCATCGATGACGTACAGCAATGCGACCACACAGCGTCAAACTTTGCTGGACTTTTCTTTGATTCCGCTAATGACTTCAATTTCCGAACGCCTATCAATGCCGGACTTCGTACCGCAATCACAGCGAGTCGAATACGATCTAAGCGACTATCTACGCGGCTCTGATCTTGAAAGAGCCAATATTTACAAGACACTGAATTCAATTGTGGACGCCGAGGGCAATCCAGCAATCACAGTTGAAGAAATCCGACAAGCAGAGGACATGATCCGATGAAAGTGACAACACCATTCACAATTACAGCTGCCGATTCAGAGGCACGAACCATCACAGGCAAAATCGTCGAATTTGGCGTACCTGCCACAGCATCGACTGGCAAAGTGATGTTTCAACGTGGATCGCTTAATCCAGCCAATGTAAAACTCAACCTGGAACACGATTCAGCCCGACCAATCGGAAAAACTCTTTCAATGGAACTTTCACCGGACGGAAATTCTATTGAAGCCACATTCAAAATCTCAAAGACCACTGCCGGCACTGATGCAATTCAGGAAGCAATGGACGGCCTTCGTGATGGATTCAGTGTGGAAGCAAACGCAATCGATTTCAATCACGCAAAGGATGGAACAATGATCGTCAATTCTGCCGATTTGGTTGGCGTCGCTTTGACGCATAACCCAGCATTTGATTCAGCACGTGTATCAAATGTCGCAGCTACAACAGCACCCGAAGATTCTGAATCATCAACCGATGAAGCAGAAGCCACAACCACACAAACAGAAGGAGATGTCGTGGAAAACACCGACAAAGAGCCAACCGCCGAATCGGTAGAGGCTTCAGCACCAATCCAGGCAGCATCAGTTGCAAAGCCTGTCAATTTCATCGCAACACGCAACCCAGTGGTTTCACCTGAAACCTACCTAATGCACAAAGTCGCAGCGATGCGTGGTTCAGAGGAATCACGTGCATTTATCGCCGCAGCAACAGCATCAACCGACAATCCAGGATTAATTCCTACACGTCAGCTTCGTGAAGTAGTCAACGGCCTTGCAGACAATGTAAGAGCTTCAATCGATTCCATTTCGAATGGTACTTTGCCGACCGCTGGCCTTGTGTTTCAGATTCCAAAGATTTCCGTATTGCCTGCGGTAGCACAGATTGACGAACTCGATCCAGTGACACCAACAGTCATGGAATCAGAATTCATCAACGTGGACGTCAAGTCCTTCAAGGGTAGCCAGGTCATGTCAGTGGAACTCGCAGACCGATCTGATCCACTATTCTTTTCTGAATTGATTTCAAATCTTTCTTCACAATATGCTCGTGCAACAAACGAATATAACTCTGCACAAATCATCGCAGGCGCAACAAAGACTGCAACTGGTTATGGCACAGACATCACCGCAGCTGAACTTCTTACATGGGTTTCAAATGGCGCAGTAAGCGTTTATGAGAACACATTCAAGTTTGCAGATGCAATCGTTGTTTCACCTGCAATGTGGGGTCGCATCATGTCATTTAACGTAGATGGACGTCCTATCTACAATGCACTGCAACCACAGAACGCAGCTGGAAATGCACAGCCACGTAGCCTTCGCGGATCAGTGAACGGCATCGATCTTTGGGTCGATACAGCTCTCACAGGTACAGGCGATGACTCAATGTATGTCATCAACCGCGATGCGTACACATGGTACGAAAGCCCACGCCTAGAACTCCGCACGAACATCATTTCAGATGGTT